CCGGGAGAATGCCCATTTTTTGAGCATTCACCGCAGCTTCTAATAGGGCAGTTGTTTTGCCCGTATCACTATGTCCACGCAAGAGAGTGATATGTCCGGTAGGAATACCGGGGAGGGAAGTAATATCTTGAAATGCTTGAGATAAAGGTATCCATCCTTGCTCTTTAAACTTAACAGAAGCATTGGAATACCCTTTCTTCTTTTTGAAATTCGATAAATTAAACGACTTCTGAACTGCAGCAGTCGCTTTTTCTTGTACTTCCTTTCTCTTTGCCATTATTCACTAAATAAGTCATCAAATTTACTAACTGTGTCTTGGTTGCCAGCAGTAGCTGATTCCAAAGTAAAGTCAGTTTTTTGTTGACCTAAGCTTTCTGGCAGAGAACTATCTGTGGTAGATGATGTAGTTGTTTCTTCATCACCTGAACCTGGGTTTAGATAGTTTTGTAGTTGTTTCTTAATAAAATCGTAGTCATACTCTGTATGAACTTCAACAGGATTAGGTTGTTCTTTTAACCAAAGATCTACCTGATCATTATTATCTGATAGAGGAGTCTGTTTAGGTTTAATACGAACGGTAGTTTCAGGGTAAGGATTACCTTGTACTTGTTCTACTACCATATCCCATCCGTTAATAACATCAGTAAAGTCTCCGATATCTTCATCTTCTGCCAAAGCCAATAATGCTTTATAGATAGTAATACCGAAGCCCCATAGACGAACTCCTTTATCTTCTTCTCCTCTAACAATAACAGGAGCAAAAATACGAGTTTTAGGGTTAAGTTTACCGGATAATGACCAGTTGTCTTTATCGTTGGTCTTTCTAAGTTCTTTTACGAACTCCTCGATTGGGTCTTGCTTACCAAAGTTTGATAAGGCTACCATCGGGTACTTACCTACTCCGTAGTGGAATTTTAATTCCTTAAACGGAAAGGCAGGGTCATAGGCAGAAGGAACGATACGAATCGTTTGCTTACCTAATTCCGGTTTCCAAAAGATTGTTGAATAATCTGTTTTCTCTCTTTGCTGGCCGTTATTATTTAACGTATCCAGCTTTGCGCGTATAGCATTTAAATCCATATAACTAATTTATTATAACGTTTATTATATAATATAAGAAGAATATTTTAATTCTCCAACTCTATTATCTTATAAAGTTTTGTATTGACCCTTTTAAGTTCAGGTCCTTTGGTCAGAAGTATGCAGTTTCTATAGTCTGACCAGTTTATACGATAGGATGTATCAAGTACACCACCGTTAAGTTCTTTTATTAGAGTATTGAGCGCATTGATCGTATAAAGAGTGTTAGACTCTTTTTTACGGTGCACAAGAATAGTGTTATCTAAAAATGTACCAATATTTCCAAAATCAACATTATACGTACAAATGTATTCATCTTGAGATTTAGAATATAGAACAAAGATCTTGTTATATATAATTTTGTATCTGCTCTGAATTTCGTTTAAAATGCTCTCTAAAGAATCTTCAGTAGCAAAAGTACAGAAAAGTTTGTTACTCATATCTTGATTTAAAAATATCGGCTCTATGTCATAATCAAACGCCGGTGCTGCAACTGTATTTATCATATATAAATATCTTTCAATGGTTATAACAAAAGATCTTTTGCGTATTTAAGTTTAGTTGGGTATTTCCCATCAGATTCTAAGATCTCCTGTAGTTTTTCTAATGTTCCTTTTCCATCCTCTTTATGAAAATCAAAAAGTAAAGCATCGTAAGTATATAAAACTAACTTAGTTTTTTTGTCTTTCAAATACCTTAATACTTCTTTTAAGATAAGAATATTTCTCGAAGTCTCTAAAGACTGCATGATATAATTCATTAATTTTTGAGGATTCATATCTTTTAAGGTACTCGTGAAAGGTTTTCCACTAATTGGTGCCAAGACTTCTCCGTCATCTTCGTATCGTTTCCATAAGCTTTTGATATAATCATCAATTTTTGTAAAGATTTCAAGGTGAGCCCACTTTTCGGGTATCTTTCCATAAATTGCGTGAAAGTTAATTTGTTTTGCTTGTTGATATTCGTCTTCATTTATATTAGTTTTATTAAAATATTGTCTTGCAAGTTGTTTATGAGCAGATTCGTCAGTCAAGTCATAATTAATCTCGTCGCAAAGTAAACGCAGGTGATAGCCATCAAAATCAAACTCAACAAAGATGTCGTTTTGAGGTCTGAAGCATTTGCGATGTTCTGGAGATTTAGGAATAGCAGCGAAATTAACGCTATTAAAAGCATTAGTTGGTCTAGAGGTAGCATTGTATAAGTTGTATAGAGTTAAAGTTACATTATCCACTGTGTTATACAGAGGATTTCTAGGGTTAAACATTTTGTTAAAAGCTTCGTAGTAAATCCCTAAACCAGATTGCTCAAGTAAGAAAAATACATTAGTTGCAGTCTTATTATAAAAGTCAAAGCCAGATGGAATCTTATATTCTATTACATGCTTGACTTGTACGTATACTTTCTCACAAGATTCATAAAGCTTACTGATAGGTATCAGCTGATTTATGTTAGGAAAGTCTCTAAATTTATTATAGAAGTGATTTAAGGTATTATTTTCTTTAGAATACTCTAACCTATCGTATTTTACCATAGAGTATAGTAGTGATAGATCTATGGCTGACTGTAGATTAAAGTGATAGAGTAAGTCTTTCTTGTTGACAGTATATAGTTTACTTGCAGAAGAAAGAATATCGTAGACACGGTCTTTTGATACGTTTAGTCCTTCGTCGTGATTGATAGGAATAATAAACCCATGTTTTGAGTTAAGGGGTCTTATATATACTGCAATGGTAGAAGAAAGTTTAGGGTGATATAAATCATTTGACGATATGACATCAACGTATAGCCCTAATTTCGATAACCGTTGTAAACTTTCTAGTTTACTTTCTTCTTCTACTATGTAAAACACTTACAAATAACCTTTTATCTAATATAAGATAAAATTACTTACGAACAAACTGTCCTGGGTCTTTTAAAATTTGATCACCTATTCCAGGTAAAAGTTTTTCGGCTTGATCTATAACGTCTTGATTTTTAGCTTTAGTACCAGGGTATAAGTACCCATCTATAATTTCATCTTCAGGGTTACCGGTAACGTACCATTCTATTTGAATAACTCTAATGGTTAACTTACCTTCTTTTTTTAATGCTTTGTAAGTTTCTCCATCAATTTCCGTTATTTTACCATTATTTGCCTGTTTAGCAAAAAATCTCTTAAAAGTACCTTTTTGATAATCTGCAGGTGAAGGTTCAGTAAATTTTCTTACTACATTTACACCCTCTATTGAATCAGATTCCAATTCAGTCCAGGTAGGAACAAATTGTAAAGGTTCAGCTTTACCTTTATAGGTGTTTCCTTTGATAAAGTTACCTAAAAAATCTTTAATAAACGGACCATTGTACGTAGCACCGCTTTTAAGGTCTTTTAGTATACCCCCAAGTTTATCTTTCGCCTTCTGTTTATGTTTAGGTAAATACGCCATTTATACTTTTTTTACTGGTCCCCAATATTCAAAATGCCAACATTCGTCAGAACCCTTGTTATCTGATAACCTCCAAGGATTATACCAATTATACTTAGCTCCTATTTCAGCGAGTTGTTTATAATCACCAGTTTTTCTTCCTTGTTCTAAATTAATTTTAGGATTATCTGTACCTCCTACAAGTCTATGTAAATTTTTAAAGTCTAATGCTCCTCCTACTCCATGGGCAGAACTTCCAGGTTTAGCTACAGCCCTACCTCCTGCAATGCCAGCCTGGTGTCTTTGACTACGGTATCCACTACTAACTTCATAAGGCACTCCTTTGGCTATCATTTCATCTCTCCATTTAAACCATGCTGCTGCTGCATCAGGATGGAGCATATACTCTGGGCTGTCGGTTGCTGGGTTAATGTAGAGTTTATTTGCACCTAAAGTTTCGCCAATAAATACAAGAACTTGAGGATTTTTCTCATTCATAAGTCCATTTCTTTGACCTTTTAAGATAATATCATTCCAAACCGGTGAAGACCTATATGGCGAAGCACCTATATGATTCGGATTAATGATTGGTGCGGGATCATTTAAAACTACTTCAATTAGTTCTGGTTGACTAACACTTAACTGTGCTTGTTGTTCAGCCGAAACTACAGCAGCACTTTGCGTTAATCTTAAAGGTTCAACTTTTTGAGGACTACGATCAGGGAAAAATTGAGTCTTTACTGAGGTTATCCATTTATTATCCTGTATGCTATGGCTTATACCTGTAATGATGTAGGCAAAATTATCATACTTTGGTGGTAAGAACCCTTTATTTATTTTAAAAGTTGTTCCTATTACAAACCCGTAAATACCTTGAATATCAAAAGATAATTCCACCGGTACTACTCCGGTCGGCGGTGAAGGTTTGTCTTCAGCTAACCTTGATATATTTAATAGTTCTGCATTTCGTGTATGAGCTTCAACAGAAATATTAGATACTAATCCAGGGTCATACTTGTGTTTTCTAAAAATACCTCTATTTTGAAACTGATAGTAGAGTTTTTTAAGGTTCTTTAGAAATTTCTTTCTACGATTTTTATCCTCTTCTTCATTATCTGAAGTGCTTGTAAACTTAATAGGTTTATGTCTATCTATCGCACCTCTATTCCATTCCATCATCACTGCTAAATTATCTTTAGAGTTAGCTGAATTACCTTGAGCGGCTATAGATATTTGGGTAGCAATGTTACTTGAAATAGTACTGCTTATTTTAACGTTAGAGGCTATGCTTCCAAGCCCAGTTAAGTTGATAATAGGAAGACCGGCTGGTATTCTATTATTTCTATCTATAACTTGATATTTTTCTAAATTATAGTTGTAAAATAAATCAAGATCAACTATTCCCCCAAGAGCATTTGAAACTTTATCCAGTACATTTGTAAGTACGTCAAACATACTTATCTTATCGTTTTCACTGTCTAATAGAGCATCGATTTCTTGAATAAAACAGTAAAACGAGATAGGGATACTTAGAACATCATCTGTGCCTCCGTATCTATCTAAATTGTTTTTCACATGTTCCGACCAATCCTTGTGTAAATCAGTGTTGTTAAATCCAGGTCCATCATAAAATCCTATTGCATCTTTTAAAATATCATTTTCCGATTGCGGGTTACTAAACCAACTTAAAGGCATACGTTCGTCACTTCCGTTTCTACCGGCAGGTTTGAGTGTAGGGTAAGCTACTATAGGATCACAAGAAAAATGATCTGGATGAGTAGTATAC